AAGGCATATACGGCTCTGTATCGCCCTTAAAAGCAAAGAAGCCTTTAACCGGGTGCTTGAAGCAGTAACCGCTTGGACGAGTATAACCAAGTGGATGTTTAAATTTAAGTTCGCCTTTAAGTCTGACAACCTCTAAAGCGTTGTTGATAGTGATTGTTTCTAATGTTCTTTCCATAGTGAATACCTCCTAAAATGTGGATAGTGTGTATAACTTTGTGAGTCTGTCTTATGCCCTGTTCCTTATGATGTTATTATATACTTATATAAGTATATACGCAACCCGGAATAATTACCAAAATACTTATATAAGTATATAAAGTTATTTGTGCATTTTATATACTTGTATAAGTATAATGAATGTGATATGATAAAGAAAAACCAACGAGCAAAGGAGGTGCAGCAGTTGGCAGAGGAAAAGACAGGCGGAACGCCTGCGACAAAGGCAAAAAATAAATACAATGCAAAGGCTTACGACCAATTCCTTGTAACGGTCCCGACAGGACAGAAAGCAGAGATTGACAAAGAAGCAAAGAAACAGGGATATAAGAGCCGTAACGAATTTATAGTTGCAGCAATCGAAGAGAAGAAAGCGAGGGGATAGAGTGACAGAGCCGTGTAAAATATGCGGAGCAAAAGAAGAACCGAAGCTTGGAGAAGATGATAAATCCTTAGTAGACATTATGTTTGATACACTTACAGAAGATGCAGACGAAGAGGGACCGGGAGTGCTAGAAGATATAGAACTTGGCTTTATATGCGGAGAAGTGTGCAATAAGTGTTATTTGGAGTATTTGAGAAAAAAGTGGTAGACCTCAAAACAAGAATTGCTACAAAAAATACTTATATAAGTATAAAAAGTTGTTGACAATATACTTATATAAGTATATAATATAATTGTAGCAAGGAGATAGCAGGAAAGGAGTTAAACAATGGAGGATAACAAAATGACAAACAACCAGTTCAAAGGGATAATAAAAATGATAATAGCACTGATAAGAAATGATACACCGAAAGAAGAGTTAATCGAGTATCTCACAGAATTGATTAAGGAATAAAAACTTAATAAGGGTCAACACAAGGGGCGAACTTCATAACATTCCTGCTAATCGCCCCGAGTGCTTTAAAATATATTAGCAGGAAAAAACAAAAAAATCAAGGTCAAATAGACCGAATCGGACACAAAGGAGGTTCAACATGAAAAAACAACACATTATAATCATTGCTGTAATTGTGGTCTTTTGGATAGGTCACGGGATAATTGCAAGCAATAACAGGCAAACAGAAAACACCACAACCGAAAATCAAACAGATGTTCGGGGGGGGGGTACTGCTGAATTAGAAAAAACAGAAGTGCCGGAATCCGAGAAACAGGAGGAAACAACAGAACAGAAAGAAACAACAGAAGCAATTACGGAAGAGCCAACGGAAATAGTGGAACACAGAACAGGGGATAATATTGTAGGTATAAGCGATAAGGATATTACTACGATATATTCAACAAAGTACGATACTGTAAGGAATGATGTTACAGGTAATTGGAAATGTATTGTAATAGCAGAAAACAACTTTAATGTTGAAGATTATGCGTTATCGTGTTATAAAAACTACTTTGATTCTGATAAAACTATTTTGGCGGTTGAGAACTTAACCACAAAAACAAGTACGAGTATAAGTGTTGTATCCGGCTTGTTATATGTATCAGTGTATGAATATACCAAAGGGGAGGAACATGATGCCAAAGCAATGTTTGGCGGAACACATTTAGTAGATTACATTGTATACACAGACAACGGAGATATTGAAAAAGTAACCGATTCGGAATAAAAGACCGAGGGCAGCAGGTAATAACTGCTGCCCTTTTGGCGTAGGAGGTGCGATATGAAGAAATTTAAACAAATGAGTAAAAGTGACCGTATCAAAATGGAAGCACTTTTAAACGCCGGGTTGTCAAAGGCAGCAGTAGCAGAACAATTACATTTTCACAGAAGCACAATATATAGAGAATATGACAAAGGTAAATATATGCACCGAAACTCTGACTATACAGAGGAAGAGCGTTATAGTAGTGATTTAGGACAAAAAGCACACGATTACGCCCAAGAGGGAAAAGGTAGAAGTCTAAAAATAGGAAATGATAGAAAATTAGCGGAATATATAGAAAACAAAATCGTAGATAATAGATTTAGTCCGGAAGCAGCATTAGCAGAGGTTGCACGTTCGGGAATTGAATTTAAGACAACAATAAGTGTCAGAACACTTTATAGATATATTGATAATGGAATTTTTTTGAAACTTACAAACAAGGATTTACCTATTAAAAGTAAAAAGAAAAAGCATAACAAGAAAGTACAGGTACAGAAAAGAGCCACCGCAGGGGAAAGCATAGAAAACAGACCAAAGGAAATAGAAAAACGAGAGATATTCGGACATTGGGAAATGGATACGGTAAAAGGAAAGAGAGGGGTTACAAAATCGTGTATGCTTGTATTAACGGAAAGAAAAACCCGTGATGAAATCGTTATTAAGCTGAAAGACCAAGGGGCAGCTTCGGTAGTGGATGCGTTAGACAGGTTAGAGAGAAAATGGGGGGATATGTTTTATAAGGTATTCAGAAGTATAACGGTTGATAATGGTGTAGAGTTTTCAGATTATGAGGGAATGGAGCGTTCTGCATTGAAAGAAGAAAAGAGGACTTTTGTATTTTACTGCCACCCGTATAGCAGTTGGGAGCGTGGCACGAATGAAAATAACAATAGGCTTATACGCAGGCATATACCAAAGGGGGTAGATTTTGAGGATACAACAGATGAAGAAATAAAATATATAGAAACATGGATTAACAATTACCCAAGGGGAATATTTGATTTTAAAACATCCGCAGAATTGTTTGATGAAGAGTTGCAGAAATTGGCGTAGAAAAGAATAAAAAACTTGTCGCAAAACTATTGACAAAATATAGGGCTTCATTGTAAAATGAAATGCGACAAGAGTTATTAAACTCTATCGCATTTCTTTTTTTATACCATAAAACGAGAAAATGCGTTGAGGTTTAACAACCTTGACGCATTTTTTAGTTGTTCTGAAAGGAGGGTAAGGCAATGCGTAAAGGAGATAAGCGATTAAAGTACGAAGATAGAAAAGAAATTGAAAAAATGAAGAATGACGGCGTAAGGGTCGTGGTCATTGCCGAAAAAATCGGAGTACACCGAGCCACAATTTACAATGAGTTAAAACGTGGCGGGACACCTTACAGAGCAGAAGTAGCACAAAAAACAATATAAGGAGAATATGAAGAATCAAAAAATAAAAGAAAAGGCTAGAGAGTTGGCGGATATGGTCGGCTCTTTGGTGGTAGATGAAAACCTGCCATTGGAAGTTATAGAAATGACCGCAGATATTTTAAAAGAGGATTGCGAGCAGATAAGACAGGCAGCAGTTGATATAGCGGAGGAAGAAAGGGCAATACGCCTTGAATATAGCACGGACACAACGAAAGGAGGGGCAGCATGGCGGGCAGCAGAACAGAGAAGCACACAGCGGTATACCGAAACGTGAAGCGGTGCGAGTTTCATAATATCGGGGATTATATCGTAGTGACAAGCATTATAGGCGGTACAACCTTTTGTGCGTTTTTCGATTCGGGATTACACACGGAAGAGAGTATAAAAAGGCGTGGAAGTATTAAGTTACATTCCATTTATGCCAAACATTAAAAACAGGAGGACAAGGAAGAATGAACGCAGTAGACCACAACAATGTAGTGATTTTTGATGATAGAGGGATTCCGTCTATCATGTGCAGATTCGCAAGACCAAAGGATGCCGAAGAGGTCCCGGCAGTATTCAAAATCGGGGATAAGGTGGCGGATGCTATTTACATATCAAAGTACCCGAATATCGTAATTGACGGCAGAGCCTACAGTATGCCAATGGCAGACCCAACCGTAAATATCACATTTGACGAAGCGGTACAGGCTTGCAGATGCAAAGGGTTAGGTTGGCATCTTATGACCGCCGTAGAGTATGAATACCTGTTAAATCAGAGTAGGGGAAAAGGCACAATGCCACACGGTAACACCGATTGGGGCAAGGACTATTACCACAAGGATGAACAGGGCAAAGTAAGCAATCTTGGACGGACATATACAGGTACAGGACCGGTTACATGGAATCACGACCATACACCTTATGGAGTATCAGACCTTAACGGTAATGTATGGGAATGGTTGGCAGGATTAAGAATTAAGGACGGAGTAATAGAGTTTATCCCGGACAATAAAGCAGCATCCCCATATTGTGACCTGTCAAAGGATAGTACCGAATGGCAGCAGGCGGAAACATCCAAGGGACCGGTAAGGGCAAATGTGGAATGTGGAGAAATTACAATTACGGATACCGTGGCAGCAGATGATTACACGCCGGATTATGACGGAGTAAGAATTGATGAATTAGAGGTTGTGTTATCGGAAGTTCCACAGGTGCTTAAAGATTTGGGAATTATCCCGGATAAAAGAGCAGAGGAAGAGGGAAAGACCTATGTATACTTTGATGCCACCGAGGGCGAATATTTGCCTTTCCGTGGGTCGGCGTTCAACAGTACTTCTCGTTCGGGTCCGTCCGCTCTC